GACAGACTTCATGGGCGTAAACCTCTCATATGGAGCAACCACAATGGCTACCCGCGTAGAACTTCCGAAAGACGTCGTAAAAGCAGCACTCGACCAAGCAGCAAGCCTGCGAGCACGAAACATCAAAACAGCAACAAACAGCGTAATCAAACAAGCGCTAGAAGAAGAGCTTCGACACATCGCACAAGCAGCGCAAACACTAGCAGAAACAAAATAAAAAAAAGGGGACCGCGAGGTCCCCTTTTCGTCACTCCGGCAGGCGGACCACCTACTACTTAACCCGCTTCAAATCACCAGACGAATCGACAGCCGCCTGCGTAACACCAGCAGGAAAACACTCAATAGCAGAAATAACCCGTTGAGGATCAACAGGATAAAAAACACCGGAGTTATCATCAAACTCCCCATGATACATCATCACAAAATCCTCGGCATGCTTGCCAAAATCCGACTTCTCATCGGCAACAGCATCCGAAAACGAACGAATCGCCTCCATCTTAGACCGAGTGTAAAACGGCCGAAGATAAGCGCCAACAGCCTTATCCAACACAGAATAGATACCAAGCCTCATAACAACCTCTCTTTCATCTTCAGCAACTTAATCTGAAGAACCTCCTTCACACGACGACGATCAGGCGTATTATCGGCCCTCATCTTCATGGCACGCCGACGGCGCACAACCTTCCAATAAGCAAGATGCTCCGCATCTGTCAACTCATACTTCGTGTCATAATAACGAGGGGGCCGAACAGGCCTACCGTTAACAATAACACTATCGTGAGCATAACTCTCAACACCATACCTGCGAAACCACTCAAAACCAATACCCGGACGCCGAGACATAACAGTAAACTCCGGCAACCGATCCGTCACAACTCCATCACCATCAACCACAGCATAATGATCAGCGGCCTTAGAGCCGGTTATCTTCTTCATCACATAACGCGCAACATAAGCGGCGCTCTCAAAGGTAACATCACCAACAACACTTAACCCAGCCGTCCAAAGCTCAGACAAGCCGACGCTGGTAAACACGGGATGCTTCGCTCCCGCTCCGCGACTAAACAAACGACGATCAAAAAAATCACAATTGAACAAAATAGCATGATAATGCGGACGCGCATTAAAATCTCCATACTCACCACAAGCATAAAACCTAACACCAGCACCGCGCTCCTTGCGGAGCCGCTTCATAAACAACTGCAAATCACGCTTAACAAGCGTACCGCCAGGAGGCAAATGATCGTTGTCATAAGTCAACGTAATAAAACAATTATTATTATGCAACTTCTTCTCATGCATACAACGCATCGCCCACTGACGCGACTTCTCCAATCTACAACCAACACACTGACCACACGGAACCTTAATAGGAACACCAGACCACGAGGCATCACGCCGAAACGTCATGCCCCGCTTACCATTCGGACCGACCTCAGCGGCATAATAAGCAGTCAGAGGACAATAACACGGCACCGGCTAAAGCCTAATACCGCCACGCATAGGAACACGAGTAGGAACATTTTTCTTATGAACCTTAACGGCACCCTTAGTAAAACTCTTCCTCGACGCCTTCTTCGACATCTTCTGTCTCTTCACGTCACACCTCCAAAAAGAAAGGAGCGGCCAGCTCGACCGCTCCCTATCGTAACACAAACTACGTTGGTGTCACTCCACACAGTTACATCGAGGAAAGAACTGTGACCCGGCCTTGTTAGGCCGGTTTAGAAGCCCCCCCAGGAGCTGCAGCAGGACCAGGAGCGGCCGGCGCAAGCGCCGGCCCGGGAGCAGCCTGAGGAGCCACGAGTGGCTCCTCGGGCTTCGCTTGGGGCGCGAGTCCCCACGACCTCATCTGATCAAGATTGTCGGGATCTGAAGCAAAATCCACGAACGCGGCCGCGTCGTTATCGAACTCCTTACGGACCTTAGCAGGAAGCGTATAAAACGCATCCGTAGCGTTACGCATTACATCCATAGCCGACATCATATCAGTCGGAAGCGTCGTAAAATCATAGTAGAACGGCTGCCCCACAACATTGGGCAGCACACCAGTCGTCTCATAACGCTCCATAATCGCGTTTACATCACACTCTTCCGCAAACTCCTGACGGGTAAGCGTGGGACCTCCAGCAGGAGAGCCCACAGCGATATGCGGCTTATAAAAATCGGATAGACCATTCTCCTTCGGTTTTTCATAATGAAAGACCTCACTCTCAATACGATGAACACCACGCTTGTCGCTAGCCATCAAAACCTCCTAATAACCATGACCGGTCATATTCATAACACCTCTCGCCGAACTGACCAGATTAGCAACCGGCGAGACAACATCCGAGACCTCACGACCAGCCATACCGGCCTGATCGAGCAACTTACCAGCAGGCGTTGACCTTAACTCCCGCTGATTATCCGCTTTCGCGGCATCATTCATGAGAACACGAACCAACTCATTCTTCTCCTGAGTAGCCGCGTGCTCAGTCTGGTTCTTAGAATCCGTCAACGTCGTTTCCGACATTGTCTTTGCGGTGTCCGCAAGCTTCGCTTGCTTATCCGTCTTCATATTATCCAACGTCTGGTTCTGAATAGCCATATTCTGAGCAGTCGAAATCGCTTGACCAATGGCAGGTCCAACACCAGACAAGGCAGAGGTCTTCTGGGCCGGAGCAATAGTCGGCGCAGAAATAGACGGCGTAGACGCCGACGAACCGCTACCAAACATCATAGCGGGATTAAGACCAGCAGCCTGCATATCAGCAGACGCACGCTGATACGCAGTATTCGACATATTAGTTTCATAACTCTGCTGCTGCTGAACCATACCTTGATCGAACTGCTCAGCCTGCTGCTGCATCTGCTGCGAGTTCTTATTGTTCATAGACGTGGTCAGCAAACCGCCGATAAGATTCGCACCACCAGTAAGCAAACCACCCGTAATAGGGTCCATAAAGTAGTCCTCCAGGGCGAGCGCGAGCAGCGCTCTTGCTTCGCTCTTACGAGCTCAAACTTGCTAAACGGTCGAAACCTACGGTTTCCCCCCCTTCCCTTAGAAACGATCAATGTTACCAGGCACACCATACACCGGCATGGGCCGAGAGCACTTCAAATTGAAATAACAATCCAACAAAAACTGCGGTTGCGAAGGCACCGCAACAATCCGCGAAATAGGCGGAGCATCCTGAATAAAAGTCGAATTAAGCGCCGGAAGAGTCGTAAAGTATTGCGACAAATGCCAACTATCCAACGGCGCCGTATACGAACTCCGAAACTGACCGCAAATACGAGACGGCTTATACCGATACTCAGCATAACGCTCCTGATACCCCCAAATCTGGGTATCCGTAGCACCGCCAACCATACAAATCTCTTGATTGAGCACCGCCTGCTCACCAATCTGCGCCAACGCGGGCCAGAAAAAATCAAACCGCGTTTGACGAGACCACATACGTTCAAGACCCTGCTGATAAGACAAATCAGCAGTAACCTCCAACAAACCAATTAGCAGACAATGCTCGGTAAACGACTTAGTAAAACCGACGCCTCTATGTGACATAGTACCAATAGCGGCCAGATTACCCTGCGGTGTAGTCGTGCCAGACGCCCCAGTACCTTGCGTCTGCGCAATAGGATTAACATTAATGGGAGTAGAACCACCACCGAGATACTCAGCACGCTGCAAACGAGCGTCAGGAGAAGTGACGCCAAAGTGAGCCTGAATAAGCTCCGTATAACGCGTACCTCCACGGGCATCCCTCTCATAAATCTTCTGTATCTGAAAAGCCTGACGAAGCTGGTTAATAGTAGCCGCAGTAGCAGTCGCCAAATTCGCAAAAATCTGCGGAGGATTCGACGCACTAAAAGCACCAGCAGCAGTAGCGCGAATAGCAACCTCATTAACCGTCGACGCTACAACACCAGCGCCAGACAGAGTAGTACCGTCAGTCTGAAAATAAGTACTACCCGGCAACGCCGACGCAGCACCCGAACCACCGATACCGATAACAGGAGCCGTACCGCCAAGAGGAATAGAAACAGACGGACCCTTCTGAGGCCAAGGCAACGACGCCGTAAAATAATCATGGCGCTTACCGCGCCTCAACAAAACATAATTAGCCGGATTATCAGGACCGTCACCCATATCGACAACAACAGAATTCTGCAAATTCTGATCACGAAACCACTGATTCCAAATCAAATTATACGCCCGAGGAAAAAGATTATCGTGCGTAAGATTAACCACAGCAGTAGGAATACCCATATAATCCTGCAAACTCTCATTAACATAACCAGGACCACTAGGCGACGTACACGTAGGAACCAAAAACGACGTACTATCCGTCGGGTTAGCTTGCTCAACCAAAAAATTAACGAAAATGCGTCCAAACAAGCCTATACGGGACAGCGAAAAAAAGACATCAGCCTTCATATTATCCATTACAGGATGCAACGGCGTAGACAAACGAGCAAACGTAGTTAAACTCAGATTGAACGTATCACCCGGCAAAGCCTCATCGACATAAATAGGAATCAAATAACCACTATCGAAAGTAGCCTTCATACCGTGAGACCTGTCAAACGTAGAACGCGGAATAGAAGCCTTAGGGACTTGCGAAAACATGTGAGACAT